TAACACTTCTGCTAACGAACTTAAGGTTTATAACGGTAGTGCATGGCAAGGTGGTGTAACAGCTACAGGTAACTTTGCATCAGTGACTGGTAATACATTTACAGGTAGTAATATCCATAATGATGACGTGAAGTCTATTTATGGTACAAGCTCTGACGGTATGGAGATATTCCATAACGCTAGTGACTCAATTATTAATGACACAGGCACTGGTAGTCTAAAATTACAGACTGGTGGAAATACTAAATTAGAAGTCGTATCCACAGGTGTTACTGTAACTGGACTCGTTTCAGCAACTACTTTAGATGGAGCTGCTGGTAATAATTTACAACTTGACTTCGGAACTCTCTCATAATGGCAAAACAATTAAAACTAAGACGAGGAACAACCTCGCAACATAGTAGCTTTACCGGGGCCGAAGGTGAAGTTACTGTAGATACCGACAAGGAAACGCTTGTCGTACATGACGGCTCAACAGCTGGAGGACACCCAGTAGCCGCTGAAGATTTGGGAAACGTATCTTCTGCTACTATAGCTGGGAGATTTTCAGACGATGCTATAAATCCAACAAAAATAGCTGGTGGAACTTTAGGAACAGATGTAAAAGTTGCAGACGGTAATATAAGTGGTAACTTAACAATAGAAAACGCAGACGTTACATCAACTGCTGCAATAGCTGGAACAAAGGTGTCTCCAGCATTTGGTTCTCAAAACTTATCTACATCTGGAACTGCTGCAACTGGAGCCTTAACTGTTACAGGTAATATTGCTGTATCAGGAACAGTTGATGGTAGAGATGTAGCTACCGACGGTACTAAATTAGACGGCATCGAAGCGTCAGCTACAGCAGATCAAAGTGCTGCTGAAATTAGAACTTTAGTAGGCTCTGCTAGTGACAGTAATGTGTTTACTGATGCTGACCATGCAAAACTTGATGCACTTACAACTTCAAACGGTGTTATACTTAATGGTGTAACTGCAACAACACAATCTGCTGGTGATGCTTCAACAAAAGTTGCTACAACTGCGTACACAGATACAGCTATATCAAACTTAGTAGACTCATCCCCCGGTGCTCTAAACACTCTTAATGAGTTAGCAGCAGCTATTGGAGATGATGCAAACTTTTCTACAACTATTACTAACAGTATTGCTACTAAAATGCCTTTGGCTGGTGGTGAGTTTACAGGTAACGTAACTTGTGAAAACATTACACCTGATGGAGATAGCAGCAGAGACTTAGGTACAAACTCTGTAAGATTTGCAAACGTATATGCTGACAACTTTGTTGGTAGCGGTTCAAACTTAACAGGTATTGAGTCCTTTGTAGCAGGCATGATTTTATTATGGTCTGGTGCAGCAAACGCTATACCTTCTGGGTTTGTTATATGTGATGGTAATAACAGCACACCTGACTTACGAGACAGATTTGTTGTAGGTGCTGGTAGTACTTATAGTGTAGGAGATTCTGGTGGTTCTGCTAACGTAACACTAAGTACAGCTCAAATACCGGCCCATAGTCACACAACAAGTAACCATACTCACTCCTTTGATGCTGGCAACCATACTCATTCATTTAGTGGATCTGGTAGTTCTAGCCATAGTCATAGTGTTACAGTAGCGAATCTTGGAAACCAAAACAATGCTAAGTTTCACGCAAAGTATGGAGCAAACTCTAATACTACTGGAAACACAAACAATGCTACTGTAAATATTTCAATTAGTGGTAATACAGGTAACGCAGGTGTAAGCGGCAATACAGGTAACGCAAACCCATCAACTAATGATACTGGTGGCGGTGGTGCACATGAGAATAGACCTCCATACTATTCACTTTGCTACATAATGAAAACTTAATTTTTAACAAATCACCCATGAAACAAAAAAGAAAAAACGTAAAGTTTGAAGATTTTATTTATACACAGCCAAAGCAACTAACACCGCAGTTTTGTAAACACTTAATTGATGTATATGAAACTAATCCGGTTGCTAAAAAAATAAGAGAAGCTGGTGTAGTAGGTTATTATGCACAAAGTGACTTAAATGTAAAACAGTCGGAAGATATAAATATTACAGATTATGAGGAGTTTAATTTAGAGGATAAAACTTTAAGTATTGCGTTAAAAAAATTACTTCGAAACTATCTGAATCATGTTCAGACATTTAACGAGGCTTATAATCAACAGCTTGTTCCTAACTACCAAGATAGTGGATTTCAAGTACAAAAAACAACTCCGGGTGGTTATTACAGCTGGCACCATGATGCCTTATACCAGAGGGTTTACACTTATATATTTTATTTGAATGATGTAAATCATAAAGGAGAAACTCAATTTGCAAACGGACTTAAGGTCAAACCAGAAGAAGGAAAAGGTCTTATGTTTCCCGCAACTTGGGAGTATGTTCATCGTGGTATTGCACCTAAAGATGAGATAAAATATATAGCTACAGGCTGGGTTAGTACTGTAGATGATAAAATACCTTTAGAAAAAGAATTAGAATTTAACTAACTATGAAATTATTTATTACATTAATATTGCTAACTTCAGTATCTTCTGTGTTAGCGCATCCAGAGCATCACATACATGAGCATGAATCTACTGACGATAAAGGTTTAGTTATTCAAAAATAGTGGAAATACCAACTATAGTATTACCTAATATTAAAAAAATAGAGACTGTAGAAATATCTATACCTACAGCTGATGTACCATATTATACACCTATGGTAGTCCCACCTAGTGATCTACGAGATCAAGAGGATGAGCCTGTTAAAACTGTAGAAGAAACACCACCCCCACCTACACTTAAAATACCGTTTATTAAGCAGCCAGTGCCTGCACCCTCTACTGAGGTTGTAGTTACGGCTCTTACAACGGCGGTTGTAGCTGTATCAACAACAACATTATCACAGCCTATAATCGAATGGATACGTAAAAAGATTCAGAAATTCCTACAAGATAAAATCGCCAAATGGAGAAAAAACCGGAAGAACAAAAAGGACTCCTTACAAAACTAAAGGAGAAAATAGACGACCATGATGAGCAAATGGCTGTACTGGGGGCGATGGTTCGTCTTGGTGTTGTTATCTGGTCTGGGTTTATCATAACACTAAATTATGTAGAACTACCCATGGTCAAGAAATCTAATGCGTCAGCTGATATTACATTTGTTGCTTCAATATTTACTGGAGCACTCGCTACTTTCGGCTTGTCCACAGGCAATGGTAAAAAAGACAAAGAAAAACCAAAGACATGACTAAATGGATAATACTCTTAAGCCTGTTGTCACCCGCAGTTGCAAGAGCAAACACTGTCACGCCCCAGTTCACAACAGGGTCGATGCAGTCAACAACGACAACATCACAAACTATAACAGAAACAATAGAACACGACGTACTGGGAGCCGAGGTAAAGACTTGGTCTGGTACAAACGTTGTACCCAGTTCTACGATTGGTGCAGAAAACGGCACATATTCAGTCGTAACAGGTGCAACAGAATGGGATCTACAGATCACAACAAGAGATGCAGGGACAATAGAAACAATAACAATAGACAGAACAATAGAAACAGAATCTACTACCAACTCTTACTCTATCTTTGCACAATAGGTACACCTGTATTTGCTGATGGAGAGGACACTAACGTTAGTAATCCTGTGGCTGCTGCTACCGGTAACGTGACTAACCAAGCTGTACAGTTTCAAAATAACGGTGCATCGTCACGTCAAATATATGGCCCAAACATACAATGCAATGGGTCTACTATGACCTTCAGCCCTTTTTATATGGGTAATCACAGCAAACCGTTTGATGAGTTTATGCAGCCTAGTAGCTATACTATAGCAGAAAACTGGGGATTCCAAATTAACTTTATGGTTCCACTAGATAAGTCAGGATATAAACAGTGTAAAGAGATGGCAACCAGATACGAAGAAAAAATGAAGCTCGAGTATGAAATTACACGGGCACACAAATGTGCAGACTTAATGAAAAAGGGTTTTATGTATAGACCTAACACACCAAATGCAAAGATGTGTCAGGATATAGTACCTATCGTTAAAGTCAAGCCACCTAAACCAGATAAAAACAAATTTAAGTTTTTCTAATGAGCACACTATCAAAACAGATTGCAGCACAGGTAGCTGCTGAAAAAAAGAAACCAAAGAAAAAAACAAAAGCAAAGCGTGATGAAGCCGGACGTTTTGTAAAAGATGAAGCAGACCTTAACACACCATCACTATGATTGCATTAATTAAACCACTACTGCTCAAGCTATTAAGCAGTAAAGCTGTAAAAGAGTTTGTAGTAAAACTACTAGAAGCATACAGCAAAACAACTGATAACACAGTAGATGACAAGCTTACAGCTTTAGTCAAGAAGAACTTATTACCAGAATAA